CGTCTGCGTTCAACTTTAACGCCCAACCATTGTTCACAATCAGATATAAATCTCTCATTGTCTTCGTGTGCGGAATCAATTTCGATATAAAATAATCGTACGTTATCTTTTCCATACTCTTCAATTGCTAACTTACAAGCAATAGCTGATGTAACTCCACAACTAAACCAACCTATTTTCATAATTTTTATTTTTAAGCAAATGCGTATTTACCAAAATTCTTTTTTAATTCATAAAATGCCCTCATCATTATTGCGTCTGCAAAGTCGGGAGATATACCGTGTCTCTTTTTAAGGTCTTCTTTGTTGGTCACTCGCAACTTTCCATCACTATCTATTTTCTCTCTGCGTATCATCTCCAATTCTTTGACGATGGTATCTTTATATGTTCCTTCAAATGTGATAGCGTTACTGGATATCAATTCTCCAAGTTTGAAATAACAGTCGCATTTAAGATTCATATAATTGTCACGGACTGCCTTTGATCCATTAAGAAATCCTTTGCAATGAAGATAATCTTTCGCACCTCCGCCAATGCCATCCTCATCCACCAGTACGTTGGAAAGTCTTACGAAGTGATTTTTGATTAGTTCATTGATGGTATCTACAACCTCATTGATAGGTTTGTGTTTCAGCACTACGAACTTTTCAGCGTGCAAATTATTCCACACAATTATCACTGTCCTATCGTCTCCCATCCGAGCAATATCCGCAGTGATAAACTTATCTCCCAAAGTTGTTGAAGGTCGAAAGCATCTTAGCAAGTCGTCATATTCATAAAGACGGTCCTTTGTTTCATCGTAATCCCAATCACCTTCAAGTAATCTTTTCCGGTCAATGTCGGGAAGCATCTGTAATGACTCAATGTAGACTGGTGAGATGTGTGGGTTATCCGTTGGAAGCGCCTGAATAAATCTTCTGTCCTTTCTTATTGAACCATTACGTTGAGCATCAAAGAACTCTCTATATAACCATCCTTTGTGGGGATTGCAGGTGAGCAGTCCTTTTGGATTGTCATTGATTAACTTGTATCTCACACGTGAATTCAAGATGTTTATGCACTTTTCAGTTACTTCACTTGCCTCATCCACAAAGTAGTCAGTAATTTCAAGCGAACCAAAGCGACCAAAGTCAGGATCACTTGGCATATCCGCAAGGTCCATCAATATAATTTGACTGCCATTGTACCAATTGATTACGTGATCTTGACCATTATAGGTGAAATGTTTTCCTGCGATTAGATTGTATTTAGTACATAACTCAAAGAACGTAGCGAGTGTGGATAGTCGTAACTTTTTAAGTTCAGCACGACCTATTAAGCCTCGTGTACCCGGATACTTTAACCGTCTTTTTATTTGCCAATCGCATCCGAGAAATGACTTTCCACTACCAGCACTTCCGCCATATAGTAACTGCCTGCATTCATTATCTATTGCAAGATAGGAGAGCGCCTCTTTTTGTTTGTCGTGGAATTCAATCATACTAAAATAAAGTTAGTTGGTTGGTTGGTTCTTGAACTCTGACTTCATCTTTGAGCATCGAAAGAATGGACTTATATTTCTCATTCTGTTTAGACTCAATTGCATTGATTAAATAATTGATACCAGCTTCATATGCATCTCTTTCCGTTCGAAATTTTGGGCCTTCCTTCCATACTGCTTTATTATGTCCTTCACTATCTCCAAAGAAACCAGTGCCATAAGACCACCCATTCCCAATCTCGGCAACATCAACAATAGCTTCATATTTTCGAGAGCATTTGAATGTACTGCTATTAGGATTAAGACATACATCACTGCCATTAAAATGAAATTCTCTCATAACCCATACTTTATTTTTTGTTGCAGGATATGGCTATCCATTATATCCGAATAGATCAGGCGAGACAATTCACACTGGTAGTCATCTTTGAACTTTTGACGGCTTAACTTATCCAATCTTTTCGCCTTGTAAGCACTAATAGCCTGAGCATCCAATGTCTTTTTGTATGCCATAAATTGCCATTTCTTCCAATCGTCATCCGACCACATCTCATCCCGGATAACTTTCTTATCGTAAAATGTGCGAACTTTCATCGGTGCTAACATCAATACAAAGTCTCTTTTGTTTTCGCGCCATAGTCGGATGTCCTCATTGAAGGTATCAGTCCAATCTACTGGTTGATCCGTTGTGTTAGATGGCAACTCTATTTTAGCTTTCTTTTTGTCAATAGCCAAGTTGGTCTTCATCTTAAAGTCATTGTACGATTTCAGGACATCGGAAAGGAAAGCAACCGACATCATTCCAAAGGACTCAACTCTTTCCCATTCCGTACCTACTGCATTGAGTTGGAACGCAAGAGCCATCTCACCCGTTGTGAGATATGGATAGTGCGTCTGCATAGTGACATACAGAAGATTCGTTTCCTCATCCGATGGTAAATTCTTGATACCATAAAGCACGATTCCATAAGCAATGGATTGCTTAAATATTGAGAGCGTTATATCGCAAATGCGAGGAGATTCCAGACTTGTGATAAATGCCTTTTCGTTATGCGTTAACCCACTGTTGTAGGCTATCTCTTTGAATTCTACCAATTGTTTCATTGTGGTTGTTTTTAGTTGTTACAAATTTACTTAAATCCCAAGCTGATCTAACTGCTGCCTTCCAGTCTTTCATTTTATTCTTTCCGTACTTCCATCCAGTGTTGGTGTAATGGCTAATAAAGACATCAGCAAAATGAAGGGCATCTTCGGAGTTTGCATTGGGCATCCTTTCCAGAAAGTAGTCTGCGACTTCCTCAAGTGATGGCGCAATGAAACGACATTCTTTCGATTTTGTTAGTTGGATTTCCAACTGGCTCACTCTCTCCTTTAACGAGCGAACCTCTGAGATTAAAGTATTGATGTCCATTTTCGAGCATTAGTTTAGTTGTTTTGCAATTATAGCCATTTTTCTCAAATGCCAAGATAAAATCATTGACCAAGAATTTGAATTGAGCATCTGTTGTATACAGATTGCAGCATTTTTTTACAGAGTGAATCACCGTTGCGTGATCTATTCCATATGAATCACCAATACATTTGAGCGTTTTGTTGTATTCGGCAAAGTAAGTAAATGCAATACAGATAGCACGTGCGTCAACAACCGCTCTTTTGCGTGTGCGACTTTTTATTTGAGTCTCACTAACATCCATCAAATCACTGCACGTTTGAAAAAGAATCTCATCAACTTTCTTCATATCTTCAATATGATTAAGGTCTTTTGTTGTTGTCACAATCAATTCACGTAGTTCTGCAAGTTGCCTTTCGATTGCGGTTATTGTGTGGAATATCATCTCATTCATCTTTACCTCCGTAATTTTCACCGAACTTTTCTCCGTAATATTGTTGCGCTGCTTTATACGCACTATTTATTCTATACTCTGGAAGATCAAATAAATTACAACCAGAGCCAGTGAAATGAGCATCAATAATCTGCTCACGTTCCATTTGCTTTGCCTTTTCAAAATCATCATCTATTAACTCACACTTAATGGCTTCAATACATTCATTTGCATTCTCTCCATTGAATCCAGTGTAACATTCCAAAGCACCTAAAAGTAATTGCGTTTTAGTTATACGTGCAGTCTCACAATATTCATCTAAAAATTGTTTTGTTGGTTTATCAATTACAATTTTCAATTGAATGTCCTTTTTATTTTCAAGTCGAATAAATCCCTTATGTCCTTTTTTGGAATGGGATACATTTTTTGCAAGGTTGTATTCATTCAATGGCTTTTTTGTTATTGTCGTAAAATGGAATTTTCTTTCCAACCATTCGACTGCTGTTTGTTTAGTTTCCATCTTTACAAATAGTTTACTGGTTCGTGTTCGTTTGTATTCTCATCCACCGCCAATGATATCAATTCGCATTTGTCAACTCCAATCAACTTGGATAGTTTGTCTATGTGGTTAATGCTCATCGTAATTGGGTACGTTTCATACTTGCGACCAGTAGGCCAAGTAACTCCCATCGCCTTTGCAAATTCGTAAGTGGATGGGTAGTGCGTTCTTATTAGTGTTCTAAATTTCATATTAACTTTTTTAAGTAAGTAATTAAATCTTGGGGACTTTCAAACGTGATGTCCCCCCTTAAAAAGGGAGGTCATCAGCGTTATTCATTTTTGCATCAGCAATCGCATCTTTGTACGGATTTTCACCGGTAGTAAGATAGATTTCAAAAGCCTGAGCAGTAGCGCATATCATCCCAATCTGTTGGTTCATTGGTTCACCTTCGCCTTTGTGGAGATCAACTGCAGCCTTCAATGCCACGGCACGTGCGATGTCTGCGGACTTATCTTCTTTGACAAATGACTTTGCGCCACCTCCACCATTCCAAGCTGGTCTTTGCTCCTTTGCAAATTTGATATTCCAGTACCTACCGTTCTGAGTGTACTCGTATTGCTTTTCATCCCCAACTTTGAAGGGTGGATCTTGTGATGCGGCAAAGCATCCGCCAACGTCTCCATTCTCCATTTCTACTTCGAACTTAAAAAGTTCTTTCCACGTGCCATTGTTCTGAATGGACTTAATTTTAGATGTTTTCATCTTGTTTTTATTTTGGTTTTTAATTATTTCTTGATACTGTTCTTCAATGTGTTTTTCTTCGAATGTACTGATGTGTACCGGTATACCTTTGTAAGCAATGGTGACTTGCCTTCCAAGTTCCAACTCTCGTTCTGCTCTTTTGTTTTGAGCATAAGAGTAGGGTTTTCCAGTCTTATATTCATCCCAATACTGATAACTCATCGTTTGTAGGTTTTTTCTTTGAGCAGCGCCTCCATCCTTTCAAATGGTTTGCGTGGTGAACTGTCCGCAATGTGCTGAGCGATTGCATTAAAGTCAAGTTGCTCACTCGGTAGACTGGATGACATCACACAGATGTACTTTCGTGGGTATGTTAGATCAACATTTTTCATATGCGATAAAATTTTTTAATTTAACTTTCAAATCTTCAGCTTCTTCAACTGACAACAACCATTGATTGGTATCACCTTTTAAAAACTGGTTAACCAAGAATGTTATTGCAACTGTTTGATTGACGGTCAACACGTGAACAGTTGAATTGAGTGGACATCTCTGCTTATCAAATTGGCTCAAATCAGTGCCATATAATTCGATTTTTTTGAATTGCAACTTACTCATTAGTTTATGATTTGCATTATGAAACAATCAATTGAGTCATCATCTGTTTGGCAACTTACCCAAAGATCTTCATCGTATGTGATGAGCGCGCCAGTTGCTTCGCCGATTCTGATTACTGAGGCATTAGCCTCTTCCAATGTTTGAAATTCGTGGTGTTGATATACACCATCTTTCTTTTGATAAACCCGATAAATAGTCATAGCGTTTTGTTTAATTGTTATGTGCAAATGTATGTAAATTAATTTTGATTATGCAAATATTTTTTAATCAAAAATGAAAATATTTTTAGTTTTCCAATGTTTATGCGGGTTTCAAGATGCATTTTTTTTTGTGTATCCTATTGAAATTCGTCTTAATTTTATCAAATGAAAGGGAAAATCATCCAATCAATGAAGCCACGTGCGAAGAAACCATTGGCAGGGGAGGCGGGTGTGCAGTTCACAATAGTCCAATACATCAAAGTGATGTACCCAAACGCCTTGTATTGCGCCTCAGCAGGTGGAATGTTTACATCAATGAAGCAAGCCATCAAAATGAAGATGACCGGTTACGTGAAAGGATTTCCTGACCTTCAAATATGCGAGCCAAACGAAAAATATCACGGATTGTTTATTGAGGTCAAGACTGATAAAGGTG